CTGCTCGGCGCAGTGATCGGCAGCATCATCTCGACCCGGCTGATGCTCATTTTTACGAAAAAGCATTTCGGGACCGAGGCCGCGCTCCCACCGCTTGAGGGCGAGGCGGCCGAGACTCCGGCCGGCATGCGTCCGGTGCGCCGCGGGGGCATCGGCAGCCGCGTGATGGGCGCGATCCTCGAGGGCGGCCACAGCGGCGTGAAAATGGGCGTCGCGATCGTGCCGGGCGTGCTGGTCGTGTGCACGATGGTGATGATGCTGATCAACGGCCCGTCGGAGAGCGGGGCGTATACCGGCGCCGCGTATGAGGGGATCCGGCTCTTGCCGCGGCTGGCAAGCAGGATCGACTTCATCCTCAAGCCGCTCTTCGGCTTTACCTCGCCGGAGGCGGTCGGCGTGCCGGTCACGGCGCTCGGCGCGGCGGGCGCGTCGCTGAGCCTGACGGCCACACTTGTCCGCCAGGGACTTGCAGGGCCGAACGACATCGCCGTGTTCACCGCGATGTGTATGTGCTGGAGCGGGTATCTGAGCACACATACCTCGATGATGGACAGCCTGCACTGCAAGGAGCTGATCGGCAAGGCGATCGCAAGCCACACGCTCGGCGGCCTGTGCGCGGGCGTCGCGGCGCACTGGATCTATGTGCTGCTTTCGATGCTCTTCTGATCATACGGAAAAGAAAAGACCTCCCGGCGGGGAGGTCTGAACCGAACCAGTAAAAACGGACAATAGACAAAAGGCCCCCTGATGTAGGAAAATAAGAGTACTACATCAGGGGGTAAAACTATGCCAAGGAAGTATGAGAAAGTACAAGAACTGTTGCCCGGCATAAAAGCGCGGTTAGCAGAAGGTAAGACGCAGAGAGAAGTTGCAGAAGAATTTGGCCTGAAGGATAAGTATGTGGTGAAGCGGCTACTGACGCGAGAAAGGAAAAGGAACGGAAAGACTATACTGTGACGTCTTTTTTGCTGACCCCTACTGTGCCTGGCAAAAGGGCTCCAATGAAAACAGCAACGGTCTGCTGCGAGAATTCTATCCCAAAGGCCGCAATCTTTCCCGCGTCGCTCCCGCTACTTTAAAACGAAACCTGGCGCTTATTAACGCCAGGCCTCGTAAGGTTCTGAACTTCCATTCTGCTCAATCCCTGTGGGATCTCGAACTCCTTAACTGCTGCACTTCGTTTGACAATTCACTTTTTCTTCTGTTCGGAAGTGCCGGGGCTGTCGTCAGGGCCTTTGTACTCGAGACACATCATCGTCAGGTCGTCAAACTGCTCGGCCTCGCCGACGAACGCATCCACCGCCTGCTTTACCGCGGACAGGATCTCCTCGGGGCTCCCGTCCGGGGCGGTATTCAACGCCGCCGTCATACGCTCTACGCCGAACATTTCCATGCTGTCGGAGGTCGCTTCCGGAACGCCGTCGGTAAAGACAAAGAGCTTGTCTCCCGGCGCCAGCTGCAGCTCATACGACCGGTAGCGGACGTCCTCCATCCCGCCGATAACAAAGCCGTGCTTGTCCTTATACAGCGCAAAGCCGCTCCCGTTTTTCCCGATCGCCGGGTATTCGTGGCCCGCGTTGGCAGCGGTCAACGTGCCGCTGGCACGTTTTCTAACACGCCGCCCCTTCAAATCCATCTTCACAAAGACCCATACACAGCAAGAAGCACCATCCGTTTGGATGGTGCTTCTTGCTGGTGGGGGAAGATGGATTCGAACCATCGAAGGCATTGCCAGCAGATTTACAGTCTGCAAAAAGTCCTTTATTTTCAACATCTACGCCCGATTGTACAACAATTTCTGCATCATTTTAGACATAGATTTAGAAAATTTTCCGATATTCTTCTTTTCGTGTTTCTTTCGGAGCTCTGTATATATCTCCATCGTCGTAGTGATGTTGGCGTGACCTAAAATGTGCTGAGCGGTGTAGACATCAACGCCCGCCTCATACAGCAGGGTTGCCGTACCGTGGCGAAGATTGTGCGCGCCGATCAGGGGCTTGTCCTCTTCATCTACCCATCCATTGGTCTTGCAGTAATTTGCCCATGCAGTTTCCCAATTACTATCCGTCATGTACTCGCCTTTGCGCCCGTTATACGGAATATAGGGAAACAGCCATTTGCCGGGGTGGGCGTCCATCCATTTTTTCAATGGATCTCGTAGCGGTGTTATGATTGGCACGGTGCGAATACCGGCTTCTGTTTTTGCTTTCGGAATTTTGATTTCCCATGCCTTCATGTCTATATCAGACTTTGGCCGGGTCAATGCCTCGGTGCGGCGGAGACCGGTGCAGAGCAGGAAGAATGAAATAAAACCGAAATCCATGTCCTCAGCGTCCGCAATGATTGTGTCAAGCACATCATCCTCCGGCACGGTGCGCTTCCCCTTTGGCAAGCCCTTCGGGAGCTTAACGGAAAGCGCGGGGTTGTATGGAATATAGCGCTGACCGATGGCATAATCAAAGATCATCCGCCAGATCGAGCGGCGGGAGTTAACTACAGTATAGCTTAGACCGGCTGCTTTTGTCGCAAGCAAATCCTGGTTAACCTCAAACGCCGTCAGTTCCTCGATTGCATAGTCACCGTAGATGGCCACAATATTAGATACATGAGGCGCGTAATTCTTCCATGTGCGATCTTTGATCTCATCCCTGTGCAGAGTTTCCCATTCGTCTGCAACCTCTTTGAAGGTTTTCAGCTTTGGGGTCTCTTTGGCTTGTATTTTCTTGTACAGTTTTTCCGGATCGCGGTCGTAGATCGCGTGGCGTTTCCCGGACGGTTTTCCTTCACGGTCGAGATCGTGCCAGTAGCCCATATAGAGACCGTCCGCCCGGAGCGTGAACATAGACGCATAGTTTGGCTTCTTTGCCATACGATTCTCCTTGATTTAGCGCCTTGTCCGTGATATACTATATATGCAATTTCGGACAAGTGGTGTTGGCTGATTTTGCGCCCGTCCTGGGAAACCGGGGCGGGCTTTTTTATCGGACATAAACAAATATTCCTTCATCAGATAAGGAAACATAGTAGTTCCCGTACCTGCTCCGGCTAAAAGGAATCGCCTTTCCGTTCAACAAATCACTTTCTCTTTCAGTTAACGCAGATAAAAATCCTTTGTAGAATTCCTCTGCGGAACTCATTGCCTTGCTTGTGTCGGAGTAGTCTTCCTCTTGCGGCTTCCCGCGTTCCAATGCTGTATAAAGAGCGATTAACCGAAGTGCCTGATAAGGGGTTTCGCTGTCTTGCACTGTGTTGTCCAGGTAAAAAAGACCTACCCAGATAGTTTGAAGGGTCACTTTGTCATAAACAATAGCCAGATCATCAAGATACATAATACTTTCGCTTGGATTATTTGGCATTTCAGAATATGAAGGTTCAGTTGCAACATCAGGAATATCAAACAGATTTGCCCATACAAGATATCCGGCCCCAATAGCTGCTGCTATTTCAAAAGTCTCTGTCTCGGATGATTGATAATTATTGGTCGGGGTTGGCACTGGATCTGGAGACACAGGGTAAAGAGATTCGGAACCTTCGCCGTCACCATTTTCTGACTTGTGGAATACGTCTCCTGGCATCTGCGCAGCAGAGAATGGGGCAAACTCTGATTGTGGCGTAGGCGTCAACTGGGGCGGCTGCATATTAGAGCCGCACGCACAGAGTACAAGACACAAGATTACAAGGAAAATACTTAATGTCCTTTTCATAATTTTAGCCTCTGACACAGATAATCTGATTTCAATGAATACTAAATGTGCAATTTCGGACAAGTGGTGTTGGCTGATTTTGCGCCCGTCTCGGGAAACCGGGGCGGGCTTTTTTATTTTGCAATGTGCCGAGCGAACTCCTCCGGTGTCAACTCAGAAGGTGTCTCAATCTTGGCGCCCTTCCCCATGTTGCAGCGTTCACAAAGAGTACGCAGATTCCCCATTTCCGTTTTTCCACCTTTGGAGACGGGAAGAATGTGATCGACATGGAGCTTGTACCCGTCGGCGGCAGTGGCCCCGCAAATTTGACACCGGAAACCGTCGCGCTGCATCACATCGTAGCGCAGGGAATCCGTCATAAGACGCCGCTGCTGGGCTACGAAAGCCCGATGTGCATCTTTCTGGAGTTCCTTTTTTACTTTCTCAGCTTCTGCTTTTTCACGCTGCTTTCGCTGTTCTTCCTCTTTTTTCTCTTTTGAAATGGCTGTAATAACGTTGCCTATTACAAGAAACAGAATAAATCCAAAGGTATATAGAATAAGTCGAATTATAGCGGCATCGTAATCCATCCAACGCTAAAGCCTCCCCTTATGCTTCAGAAGCCAGCTCGCCCGCATCAGTTTTTTTAGTGAACTTACCGGAAGTAACAAGCGTGTCGGCATAGTCAAGCAACTGATCCTGTCCTTCTTCGTTGAGCTGATCGAACAGTCTTATTAACGCCTCGCCTTTTTTGGCCGAGGCGCTTTTTCTGTCTTGGGTTATTTCATCCTGAAACAGATAGTTAGCATCACATTGTAATACGTCAAAGACTTTATACAAAATATCTGCTTTCGGCGAGCTGACGCCGTTTTCATAGTTTCCAATTGCGGAGCCTGTAACACCGAGCAGCTTTCCAAGCTCACTTTGTTTTAGCTGCAATGCTTCACGACGTTCCCGAAGTCTGCTTCCAAAGCTCATAATTTCAACTCCTTTCTGCAATTAAATTATATCAAGAGATATTGAAAAGTCAATATTATTTACAAGAAACTTGGGAAAAGGCTATTGACAAACAAATATTCTTGGTATATTATCAAAGGCAGCCCAAGAAACTTGTGATTTGAGGTGATAAGAGTGAATGGAAGCGTCGCTGTTGGCATCAGAAACATTATTCAGGACAGGGCATACATGCAGAGCGAGATTGCAAGACGGGCCGGTTTTTCTTCTCAGCAATTCAACGATATGCTCCATGAGCGCAAGATCATCCGCGCCGACTACATGATACCCATTGCAAAAGCGCTGGGAGTATCTGTCCAGGAAATTTACGACGCAGGACGTATGGAAGCATAAACCCCTTGCTCCTCTCTCGCGGGGGAGCATGACACCACAAGGAGGTATGATATGGGACGCGAGAAGCAAGGGTACCGCGACACGATGGTACAGTTGAACGAAATGTTCCCCGATAAAGGGATGCTCACCCGTGCGGACGTTGTTCGTTTTACCGGGAAGAGCCTGTCAACCGTATGCAGGCGTATCAAATTTAAGGGAAACATCGTCACAAAGGCGGATCTTGCCCGTCAGGTTTGCTTGTGAGCGCAAGTTGAAAGGGAGAAAAACATGAAAGTAATCGCCGTGGACTTCGACGGAACGCTGTGTGATGAAGCGTGGCCGGGTATTGGAAAGCCGCATTGGCCAATCATTCACGAGCTGACCCGGCGACAGGCTGCCGGCGACCGCATCATTCTGTGGACCAACCGTGAGGGCAAGCTGCTGGACGAGGCTGTTTCCTGGTGCCTCAACCACGGAATCAAATTCGACGCCATCAACAGTAACATACCCGAGAGGATCGAACAGTACGGAGACGACCCGCGAAAGCTGTCTGCCGATGAATACTGGGACGATCGGGCTGTGCTGGTGAGCGGGGGCGGTACAACGCTCCTGCAGGCGGAGGCGAACGGCTACCGGATGCAGACGTGGGAAGCGACTACAGTGACCTACGCCGGGCAAACGGAAAGGACGAGCTTCAGGATTTGGCTGAAATCGTGGATTACAGGATTGTGGAGAGGCGGAAGATGAAACAGGTCGAAAAGTATTTGTGCGCTCAGTGCTGGCAGGACGTCGTTGCTGCCGGACTGATCCACGAGGAAATCCGAAAAGGGGAGAAGGAGCGGAAGCCCTGCGATTGGTGCGGGAGGAACTGCTACGGCTCGACTTATCGGATCTTCTACGGAGGGAAGGTTAAGAAGTGAAAACAGAAGCAATGTTTGAGTGGCTTGGGGAATTGCTGGGTGAGTATGAGGGCCGGCATATCAAGTCTGTCTCGACCGGACGGATCGTTCCCGAAACGCGCCATCATCCCGTCGCCCCGCCGCGGCCAAACTCTCTACTTGGGCTCATTAAGCCTTACGAATGGGGCTTGTTGATTCGAGCCGATAACGTAATTGCAGCGGCATACACCCCCAGAAGCCATGGCGAGAGCATGGCCGACCGCATGGATATCATGGAACGGCTGACCAATGCAGCCGCAAGCTTCGCGGGCGGAATAGACGGCACCATCGAGCGCCGGGATTTCCACGAGGCACTTAGGGCCGCAGGCTTTGACTTTTGGGGCGGTGTCCGCAAATACCTTTCCATGTACACCATGATAAATTCTCATCTTGTCAGATGAACTCCGATCGCTTTTGCGACGGCTGTGCGGAACTGAAATATGACCCGCCTATCAACCGTTACGATTATTACACAGCGCAATGCTGCGACCCGAAAAAGCCCGTAATGGGCACGCACCGGATCGTAGCTGTTTCATCCCTCAGCAGGCCGTTTGGGATTTACCGGCCGACCTGGTGCAGAGGGAAGATCAAGAAAAAACGTAAACGAGAGGCCAACACCATATGAAACAGGCACAAGTAAACTTTTTCCGTATGCGGATCGTTGATCTTTTCGCGGGGGGAGGCGGGGCAAGCCTCGGCATGGAGGACGCCACCGGCCAGCCTGTTGATGTTGCCATCAATCACGACCCGGCGGCTATTCTGATGCACCGGACCAACCATCCCTATACCACGCATTTCCAAGAAGATATCTGGACGGTTGACCCGGTGAAGGTGACAGACGGGCAGCCCGTAGGCCTGCTTTGGGCGTCTCCGGATTGCAAGCACTTCTCCAAGGCAAAGGGCGAGCCGCTTGTAGACAAACATATCCGCGGGCTCTCCTGGGTCATTCTGCGCTGGGCGCTGGAAAACCCGCCTCAGGTGATCCTTATGGAGAACGTCGAGGAAATCCAGACGTGGGGGCCGCTTATCCCTCTGCTGGATAAAGAGACCGGGCGGCCGATGAAGCGCATACGCGACGAAAAGGGCAAGAAAAAGCTCGTCGTGTCCGAGCCGGGTGAAATCATCCCCGAGGATCAGAGAGCTATGGTGCCGGATCCGGCACGCAAGGGCGAGACCTTCCAAGGCTTTATCGGTATGCTCTCGCACGGGATCCCCGCCGATCACCCGGCGCTGCTGGAAGCCTGCGAGTTCCTGAAGATCGCGCCATTCAGCCCGGAGGCAAAGCAGCTTGTTGATGGCCTTGGCTATGAGCTGGACTATCGCGAGTTGGTAGCGGCTGATTACGGCGCGCCTACCACGCGGAAGCGCTTTGCGCTTGTTGCCCGCCGCGACGGCCGCCCGATCGTATGGCCGGAACGGACGCACGCGCCGGCCGACAGCGAGGAGGTACGGAGCGGAAAATGCAAGCCGTGGCGCAGCGCAGCGGAGATCATCGGCTGGAACGGACCGATGTACTCCATTTTTGCCAGCCGACAGGAGATCAAGGAGCAGTACGGCGTCAATGCTCAGAGGCCGCTTGCCGACAACACCATGCGCCGGATCATCCGCGGCGTGGATAAGTTCACGATCAGGAGCGGGGATCCGTTTATTGTGCCTACTGGGTACGGCGAGCGTGAAGGACAGGCGCCGCGCGTGCATGCCATCAATGCGCCGCTGCCTACTGTTGTCGGCACGAACAAAATGAATCTGGTCGATCCCATCCTCGCGCCGGCAACCCTTTCCAATACAGGGGGCTCTGTCGGAGCGCCCATAGACAAACCGGTACATACTATCCGATCCGCAGGTGGTCAAATCCTTGCGGCGGCGGAGCTCGTGCAATGCAATCACGCCGGCGGCGACAGATTCCAGCAGCCGGATAAACCGCTGCCCACAATCTCATCCCATCATGCTTTCGGCGTCGCAGCGGCGCAGATAATCCAGTATCACACGGAGCAAGACGGCGAGAAGGCCAGGACGGCCAACCTTGATAATCCGCTTCCGACCTTGGACGGGGCCAACCGCAACGCGCTTGTCGCCGCGCACTTGACCGAATACTACGGAAACGGACAGCCGATTCCCCTTGACGAGCCGATGCACACGGCGACGGCGCACGACCGGGAGGCGCTGACAACCGCGATCTTGCAGCCCTTCCACGCCGGCGGTTATCACGGCAAGGGGAACAGCCCGGAGCTGCCCGTGAACACCATAACGGGGTCAGGCAGTCAGTCGCTGATTACCTCTCATGTTGTGAAGTTCAAAAGAAACGACCTGGGGCAGAGCCCGACCGCGCCCCTTCAGACGATTACCGCGGGCGGGGGAGAGTTTGCAGCAGCTGGGTGCCAGATCGTGCAGTATGAGGACGGCGCTGATCTTGGCCATTGGCCGAAGGTGCGCGCGCTTCTCAACCAATACTGCGGCTACGCGCTGAAAGAAAACGAAATCCTTCTGATATGGATTCGCGGTGCATGGCGGTATATCCGGGACATTCTGATGCGCATGCTGACGCCGCGCGAGCTGTTTTCCGCCCAGGGATTTCCCGCCGATTATATCATCGACCGGGACTATACCGGGCATGAATACCCCAAGTGCGAGCAGGTTGCCCGTGTAGGAAATTCAGTCAGCCCGCCGATGGCCGAGGCGCTTGTGCGCGCCAATCTGCCGGAAATGTGCGGGAAACGCTTCAACACCCTGCGCGAGCTCCAAGAGGCGATGGCGGTCTGAGGTGCGGCCATGGGAAAGAAGAAAACGAATCCGAAAAGGATCCCCAGAACGCAGGCCGACGTTGACCGGGCGGAGGAAAAAGGCCGGGCTTTCGGCATGGAGTTCATGGCAAACCTGACGCTTTGGGTGCTGATTGACAAGCACGACGCGCCGGACGAGGATGTGCTGCAGCTGAGAGACGAGATCCTTTATCTCTGTGACAGCATTGATAAGGGCTATGTTTCCTATCCCGATATCCGGCGCGCGCTGCGGGAAGAGCATGGTACAGAGGTTGTGTTTGAATGAGCGTGAACATCGCATACAACATGGATTGCATGATAGCCATGCGGGAAATGCCGGATAATGCTTTTGATCTCGCTGTTGTGGATCCTATATACGGCGACGTAACGGCGGGCGGATACATTACGGGCAAGAGCCAAGGCGGTGTCGGGCCACATCCGGAATACCATGACGCGGCTTGGAAGCAGGAGAAAACGGGAGCCGACTATTTTAAGGAACTGTTTCGCGTTTCCAAAAATCAAATCATTTGGGGGGGCAATTACTTCGTTAAGGAAATTGCCCGAGATAGCCAATGTTGGATCGTATGGGATAAGTGTCATCCGGCGGGGACCAAATTCGCTGACGCCGAACTTGCTTGGACCTCGTTTAATTCCGCAACACGGATATTCCGCTATATGTGGAACGGAATGTGTCAGGGCATGCCGGGCGACGGTACGAAAATGCAGGGCGATAAAAGCCTCAACGAGAAGCGGATCCACCCGATGCAGAAGCCCGTTGCGCTCTACACCTGGATTTATAAAAACTTCACTAAGCGAGGCGATCGCCTCTTAGACACGCATCTTGGATCTGGAAGCTCCCGCATTGCGGCCTATACCCTGGGGCTGGACTTCACCGGGTACGAGAAAGAAAAAATCTACTTCGACTTGCAGGAAAAGCGGTTTGCTGCACACTCCTCGCAGGTTGATATGTTCATGGACGGCTGGGCCGTCGAAAAGCAACTGACATTCGATGAACTATAGAGGAGGCCAACACCATGCCGGTTCTACATTGGTACGAAATACCATGCCATGTATGCGGCGCAGAGGAAACCAACAGCTGGGATAAGCGCATTTCTCGCGCTCTCGGATACAAACATATCGTTTGCGAGAAGTGTATCGCGAAAGAATATGACGTATCCGTAGAGGAATTGAGGCAGACAATGGAAGGTCATTTCGGCCTTCTACCTTGTCCGGGGCTGCCTGACTTATGAGCGAGGTCAACAAGATCAGTCGGAAGCTGCTGGCCGAAGGATGGACGAAAGATCAGACACCGCCTGGCATGCACCCGTGGAACGATTTCGACGGAGGGTGGAGCTGGAAAACAAGCGCACGTCTCAACACAGTGTTCTCCACACCATGCGGGCTACTTCTTCGTCGCAGCGATTTCGGGAACGGCTCTATGAGTTTTATGGGTGTCGACTGGACAGAGGAAAACGACAACTATGCAGTCATTTGCCCTTTCTTTGGCCGAGAGCGCTGCGAGAAAAACGATCCGCTTCTTGAGGATCATCCGATGGGCGGAGGAAAAAGTGAACTGCTCAACTTCTGCCCGATACATGAAACGGACGAAGCATTCGATTATGAGCGCAGCCGAAAAAAGATACTTGACGACGGAGAGAAGGTCAAAGAGGAACGATGGAGGGCTTTCCAGGAAGCGCGCGGAGGTCGTGTTTGCCGGGTTCACAGCAGATATAACCGCTGCACAGGTGAGTGGAGTTTTCGGTACGACCCGATGATGTGCTTGAGCTGCAGCTATTGCACTGTTCTCGGAAAAGAGAACAGCCCGAAGACAGCCAACGTTTTTTATGATCTAAAGATCGTCAGCGTTGTTCAGGGAGAGGGCATTTTCCCGGACGAGGAGCGCGTCAGCATTACAAAAGGATTGAAGTTCCTGGAGCACCCTCGCTCTGAAACCGTTTGCGAAGCCATAGCAAAGCTCAGCAGAGATGAGATCGTGCGCAAAGAAACGATGCGCCGCAACATGGATATATTCCTCGGCAGGATAAAGAGTATTGAAGTTTTGAATGTCCGCGTCGAGCGGAGAGAGAGCCGTGATCTGCTTCAAGATCTCAGAGACGCGCAAGAAGGTATCGACGTCAAACACGCCTCAGATATGGAAGCCGCAGCCCAAGCAAAAAAGAAAGATGATCGAGCCGCCCGGCAAAAGAAACGGGAAGAGCGTCTTCGGAAAGCCGTGAAGCAAAACGGATATGAGAACCTCGAAGGCTATATGAAGCATCGAGTGAACCGCTCTTTTTCCAAGCTGGAGATCAGAAAGATGGAGAAAGAAGCCGAGCTCGAGCGGCAAGAGCAGGCAACTCAGAAGCAATTCGAGATAGAGGGAATGTAAGAAAGGAAACCTTTGCCATGACCGAAAAAACCATCACAAGCCCGTGCAGCCCCGGCGATACCTTGTGGGCTATCGTCGGCGACCAAGTGCGGTTATGCAAAGTGGAAAAGCTGGCGATCTACGTAAGAGAGGCCGCGTGTTTTATCAGTCTGGATATTGTATTTGTCGCTCCGAATCCCTTCGTCAGAGGGCAGGAGAAAACCTACAATCAATTTGCCATTTTGGGGCACCGGGAGCCGGGATACCGGGCAGCATACCCGACCAAAGAAGAAGCAGAACAGGCCCTTGCGAAAGAGGGCCCTGATTTTAGATAAGAGGAGGCCAACACCATGGACAAAACGAAAATTGAATGGGCTGACGCGACGTGGAACCCCGTCACGGGCTGCTTTCACGGCTGCGAATACTGCTATGCGCGGAAGATCGCGCAGCGCTTCGCCCCGGCCTGCACGCCGTGCCTGGGGGATCCGGGCATGGAGGGCGCGGCCAAGCTCGACAGCGACGAGGGCATGGACACCATGCTTGAACTCGAAAAGCCCTACAAGCCGGAAGGGCGCGTTGTGCCCTACCCGATGGGCTTTTTTCCGACCTTCCACAAATACAGACTGTCCCAACCGCGAAAGTGGACAGAACCGCGCACGATCTTTGTATGCAGCATGGCGGATCTCTTCGGGGACTGGGTGCCGGATGAATGGATCAAGGCGGTATTTGACGCCTGCCGGGAAGCTCCCCAGCACCGCTATCTGTTTCTGACAAAGAACTGGATGCGGGCAAGCAAATTTACTTATGAAGATAATTGGTGGGTCGGTAGAACATATACGCACACGGAAGATCCCCGTCTGCCGGTCGCATCAGAGGACAAAAACCTATATCTCTGCTATGGCCTCCCGCGCCACAAAGGCGTCGTATTTGGCGACCTTAGAAACACGTTTCTTTCCATTGAACCCTTACATGGGCCGGTTGATGATCTCGCCTATTATGCACACAGCTACGGCTACCAATGGGTAATCGTCGGTGCGGAAACAGGAAATCGAAAAGACCGAATCATCCCCGAAGCGGAGTGGATTCAGAAGATCGTCGAGGACTGCAAGAAACGGAATATCCCCGTCTTTATGAAAGACAGCCTGATCCCGATTATCGGCGAGGAAAACATGCTGCGGCAATTCCCGTGGGACAGAGAGGAGCGCGGATGATGGGCTATCTGAAAGAACGTCACGGCGCGGTGCTTTTAGGCACGACGCCGGAGGGCACTTGCCCGATGTGCGCGGTAAAGCACGAGCCTGAAATGCCGCACAACAAGGACAGTCTGTGCTATCAGTACAAGTTTTACGATCAGCACGGGCGCTGGCCTACCTGGGCTGACGCAATGGCGCATTGTGCGCCGGAGGTCAAAGCCATCTGGCGGCGCGAGCTTGAAGCCCGCGGCGTCGAAGTTGGAGAGGAGCAGGCGGAATGATCTTTCTTGTGAAAGGGCATTGCTTCCTCGGACGGCAGAAGATCGACGAAAACGGCAATGTTACTGAGGAGAGCGCGGCGCGATTTGAGACTGACCCGGAGGGCGGCAGCGTGGCCGTGGGCATTCTGGATGACGACACGATGGAGCCAACCGCGCCGGCGAAAGTGTTCGGGGATTTTGACCCCTGGGGCTATCTGTCCTGTGCGCTGAAGCTGCTTGCCCCTGCGCGGGCGGGCAACATCCCGGACTTTGAGAGCATCTTCAAAAAAGCGTATGCGGACTATGGCAACACCGATTGTCCGGCGCTGCATTACTGCGATCGCCCCACCTGCGACGACTGTATCGTGCATCGGTGGATGGAGGAGGTCGACGAGGAATGAGCGATATCTATATCCCAAACATGGAAATGCCGACAGAAGAGCAAAGTGTCATAACAATAAACATCTACGCCGACGGTGTTGTAACCTGTTATGACGATGATGTGGAGCGAAAGGCTATCCCCGTCCCCGACCACGGGCGGCTGATAAATGATGATGTCCTGAATAGTATTGAGCATTATCACGACGGGACATTTGGCTTAACAGACTACGAAAGAGGATGGAATGCAGCTTTGCTTTTGTGTAAAAAGCGTATCGAGGCTGCCCCGACCATCATCCCCGCAGACAAGGAGGATGGAAAATGAGCGTGTTCGACGATGGGGAGATCCGCAAACGGCTTTCCGCCGCCTTCCCCCTGCTGTTCGTCAACCGGCAGAACGAGCTTATCATACACCCGAAGCGGAGCACCTATTTCCGGCTGGATGGGTCGAGAGCGAGCGGGAGTTGCAAGCAAAAATCCTTGAATGGCTCTCCCGCGAGGCGGCCAAGAGCGTCTATCCGTGGTCGCAGGAATACCACCTTGCCGGGATCAACAGCTTCCTTGGCACGGATTTCACGCAGGAGGAAATGTATGCGATCTATACCTACCTCGGAAACGCCTGCAACCACGAAAAGACGTTGCGGTTTATCGACAGCGGCTATGACCTTTCTATTCTGCCGATAAGGAGGGACGACAATGGAATGTAGAGATTGCGGCCATCTGAAAAACTGCAAACGCCAGTGCATGCAACTGCCGAAGGGCTGCACCTGTGCGGACTGTATTCACGTGGATCGGTGCACGCTGATGTTTGGCGCAAAGCCCGATAATACGATGTGTGGATGGGAGCCGATCCGCTTTGTCAGAAAGAAGGCACGGGCATGATGGAGAAAATGAAAAAGTTGTCGGACGTGATGGCCGTGTTCGAAAAAAACAAGGACATGATAGACCCCGCAATGTACGAGCGCCTTGTTGCTCAAATCACGCGCGACACACCCAATTACTATGTCGGACCGATCGTGAACTGCGAAGAATGTATTTACCGATCGCAGTATAGCAACGACGATGGGCTTTATGCGTGCGGCGTCATGTCAACAGGCGATATGCGTGTGCTTGTCCCGGCTGATGGTTGGTGCCACCTGGGACGATTAAGGGGGACCACCAATTTCCCGGATCCCAATCTTTCTTCCATTGCGGACTATGACGGCCTTAAATGGAAATACATAGTTTTCAAATGCGACACCGGGGAGCTTGTGGACGGCTGCTTTGTGCTGCGGCCTGACAAGGACGAGGCGGCGATCGCTGCCCTTGTGGCCTACGCCGGGGCGACCGGCAATAAGCAGCTCGCGGCTGACATCCTGGCATGGATAGACGATCTGTCGGGAGGGTGCTGATATGAGCAGTATTAAGCCTATTCTCTTCAACACGGAAATGACGATCGCTGTGGAGGAAAACAGAAAAACACAGACGCGGAGGCTGGTCAGCCCTACGCCGCCGGCCGATGCGCGGCTTGTGATGAGCCCGGACCCGGATAATCGGTACGCATGGGATGAATCACGCGAACTTCCGGATCTTGGCCCGCATGATCGCCGTGTTTATTACCCGCGTTATTATCCCGGCGATATCCTCTATGTTCGGGAGACGTGGGCGGAATGGGAGGGAGGCTATGTTTTCAAGGCGGATCCCGTACCAGCATATCCGCATTCGTTTGTTGACCGCTGGTATCCCTCTATACATATGCCGAAGGAGGCGGCGCGGATCTTCCTGCGCGTGACTGACGTGCGCGTGGAGCGGTTGCAGAATATCTCCAGAGAATCAGCTATTGCGGAGGGATGTAACGGAGCAATTCCAATCCTGGAATTCAAGCGCATTTGGAACAGCACCCTAAAGCATATGGATCATATTAGATACGGCTGGGCTGCCAATCCCTGGGTATGGGTGTATTCCTTTGAACGCTGCGAGAAACCGGAGGAGTGGAAATGAAAAGCATCGACGAGCTGCCCGATCTGATGGTCGAGTTGATTGAAAACACCACGGCGGAGGACGATCATATCGAGTTTCCCGGGCGCGCCCGAGAAATCATCAAGGAAATATCGGACTTCGCCCAAAGCACAAAGATCTATTCCCGAAACCGGGATAGAAGCAAAACCTTCTGGGAGAATGACGCGACGCCGACGGATATCTATTACTTCATGATCCGGAAAGTCGTCGACGCTCCTACGCAGATCCACCGGGACGCCGCTGTGCTCCTGCACATGCCCGCGCTGGCCGAAGCGATAATTAAGCAGGAGAGGGGTGAAATTGAAGATGGATAAAACCTTTTGCAAATGGTGGGACAAGCCGCTGGAAGAAGTGGAAGAGGACGCCCAGGAGGTTTGCCTGAACGAGGGGCGCTGCTGTGCGGCTTGCGGTTATCTCGTAGAGGAGGGCACTGACGATAAATGAGCGTGCTGATAAAGGGCATGAAGATGCCGAGATACTGCGCTGAATGCGATGCCGTGAACGATGAAGAACTCCTTTGCCCCTTTACAAATGATGATTGTGAGAATTATTTCAGAGTTCGGAATCGATACTGCCCTATAGTCCCTGTCCCGCCACATGGGGATTTGATAGACAGGGCGGCGCTGTTGGTGGAAATCAACAAGATCTGCGATAGGCGAGATGCTGGGATTATATCTGATTTGACTTGCCTTCAGCAAATCCTCTCAGCATTAAGACACGCTCCCACCATCATCCCGGCAGACCCGGCAGAGGAGGGGTAAAAAGATGCCGTTGCCAAAAGCCTATGTTGACAAAGAAGCGTTTTCACGGCGGCTCTCCGAGCTTATAAGAGCCTTTGAGCCTTGCCCTGATAAGTATGACGCTGTTGTTGCTGTACAAAGCGTGTTTGATTCTTTTCCATACATCACCATCCCCGCAGACCATATCGGTGACGCCAACCAAATGGTTAACAATGATTATGCTGGTCTGAAAGTGAAGTATATCGTTCGCAAAGCATCCAACGGAGAGCTCGTTGACGATTGCTTTGTGCTGCGGCCAGATAAGGACCAGGCCGCCATAGCTGCGCTTAACGCTTATGCTGACGCGACCGAAAATCAAGTTTTGGCTGCTGATATTCGGAAGTGGCTTTCATCCATAATCTCGGCAGAGCCAAGAGTGATTAAATGGCGGGAATGGAACCGCATCGGAGCAGAGGAGGGCGAGGCATGAGCTCACAATATTCACTCTTTGATGTGCAGACTTTGGAAGAGAAGCGCGACCTTGATGTGGCACTCGGCGCGCCGCGTGATCTTCTCCCGGCCACTCCGCCCCGGGCATGGCGAGGCCCGATGCGCGGGATGCGGTTTTTGAAGATCGGCTTGGCGGACAGATCAAGCATCGTCGTAGAAACGGATCTGTCTATGTTTGAACTGTCAAATGAGCTGCGCAATAAGGCAAAAGTCGCTCTCACGCTGGCCGACGGGAGGAGCACCGAAGTCAGGATCCAGGACGTGGCCTATATAGAAAACGTGTTACGCGTGCCGGTGTGAGGAAAGCAGAATGGACTACTACGTTATCAAGAGTAAGCGAACCGGGCGGCTTGTGTCCGGGACAGACTTCAACACATATCCCAGACGTCAGCGCTTTGCCAACGAGACCCGACCACCGCTTTTGCTGCCTGCCGACCCGCTGCTTATAGAGCCAGAATTACGCAGGCGAGGCATTACCTACCGGGATTACAAGATCGTCACGGTCAGAATCCCATAATCACAACACGGCCTGCGCGAACGTGCGTGGGCCGTCCCGTCCGGGGCTGATCCGCCCCGCCGATGATTGGCCTATGGAGGGCCGAAACGGGAATACAAAAGGAGGCTTGCAGGATGGAAAGACTTACGACCGATAATCCGCGGGACAATATCGAAACGGCGCTGAATCTGTTTTACATCAAGGATGGCGAGACCTGGGTGCGCGGCGGCGGTGACGCGCCGGGCTACCCTGATGTTCGCCTTTTCGACTATGCGCGTAAGCTCATCCGCGCGCACGGTGCCGAGGAGCTGATAGAGCCAGACAGCGAGGATCAGGAGCTTGCCGATCAGATCGCAGAATGCTTATTTGACGGCGTTGACACCATCGAGGGCCTGATTGCCACGCTCTACACGGCGTCATGGGCTTTTTCAGCGCTCCGCGAAAAGCTGAAGCGGTATGAGGACGCCGAGAACGAAAAGCGATTCATTTACCCGCCCTGCAAGGTCGGCGATACCCTGTATGAGATCGACTTGCCGGAGTACGGCGTGATCGTGTGCAAGGTGAGAAGCGTGTTTTATGTGAGTAAGCACCATGCAGACCGGGAAGATCTGCCGGTCGTAAGCGCGTTAAGCGTTGTGGTCGAGGTAATTGATGGCCACGGCGCCGGCAGCTGCTATGCCTTTGAGGAAGAGAACTTCGGAAAGACGGTATTTCTCACGAGGCAGGAAGCGGAGGCCGCGCTTGCCAATCTCCAGGATAAATCATGACGAAGCTGATCGACTTGACCGGGCAGCGCTTCGGATGCCTGGTTGTGAAGGGGCGCGAGGGAAGCTACCGCCCGAAACGCCCGGACGACGGACACAGTGAACCGACATGGCGCTGCTATTGTGACCCGGCCTTTGGCGGCTGCGGTCGCGAGTGCATCGTGATCGGGAACAACCTGCGGCATGGGCGCACAAAATCGTGCGGCTGCCGTGAACAGAGAAGACTACGGAACGGATAAGCAAGGTGAGGAAATGGGAAAAAGCATAAAGCCTCTCTATGGGGCGGGCGCCGACAAGAGCAGCTTTATAGGCAAGACACTGCGCACCGCGGCGCGTAAATGCGGCTTCTCCCGGGAGGGCTACCGCGTGTATCTCCTGCGCGAGCAAAACGATCAAGACGGCGTGCTTGCCGCCAGAGATTACGAGCTGTGCCGCATTGTACGTGAGCACCCGAAACTTGGAGGCTGCGTGATCGTGCACTATGAAGAGTATTACGGTATTCGGATTTTCCGGGTAAGGGAAAAGACATGGGCGGAGGGGCACTATGGTTGAGGAAATCAAGCTGATACCGCCTCGGCCCGGCTGCTGCCGTATCTGTGCGGCTATGCACAAGCCAGAAGAGCCGCATGAGAAAGACAGCCTTTATTACCAGAACCGGTTTTTCAAGAAGCACCGACGTTTTCCTACCTGGGAGGACGCTATGAGCCATTGCAGCGAGGATGTCAAGGCCGCTTTCCGGGAGGAGCTTTCCCGGAGGAATATCGACGTTGACAGCACACCTTCGACGCGTTCAGATTGACAAAAAGGAGCCAACACCATGAGCCAAGTCAATTTTGTAGAGCAATTCAATCTCTTCATGGATTATTCCAGAAGAAATAAACTGACAAGCTACGAGCGGATATTCTACCTGGGGCTGTTCCATTGCGCGAATGATCTCGCAAGGCAGACGGAGAATTTCGAGTGGCCCGATGATTATTTCCCTGTGAGCAATGTGGAGTTGAACGGCTGGACAGGCTTTGACGAAAGGGCCATCCGCAACACCCGTAACAGCTTGAAGCAAAGGGGCCTGCTGGATTTCCAGAAAGGCGACGGGAGAAGAAGCGATCCCGTGTACCGCATTTACTATCTCCGCAAGAACGGGTACAAAATTGCACCCGATCTTCCAGCGCAAGAAATGACCGGGCGCAAAAAAGCAGGCGGTCAGGGCATCGACAGCGAAAACGCAGCCGAACGCGGAAACCGCGAGCAATCGGCAGCAAAAACGCAGCCGATAGAAAAAATATCGGCAGCGAAAACGCAGCCGATCAATAATCAATCGGGAGCGAAAACGCAGCCGATTACACAAGAGCAGGAGCCTATCGACTGCGAATTTGCACCCGACCCTGTAGGTGATCCTGTAGGTGATCCTGTAGGCGATAGTGTAGGTGATTCTGTCGTTATCGACTGCGAAAACGCAGGCGAATACTTTATTAAAAACAAACTAAACGTAAACGTAAATACAAACGCAAATATACCTCCACTACCGGAAGAAAAGCCTGAAGAGGAGAGAGGCGCGCCCGCGGCGGCGGAACCGCTTGACAATCCTGAGCTGGGGAGGGTCATGTCGTTTTACATGGACCACTTTGCCAGCTACCCGTCGCCAATGGCCATAGCAGGGCTGAAAGACTTTACGGAATCGCTGGGGGCAGATGTTGTCATTCACGCGATGGACATTGCCGCAAGCGAAGGAAAGGTAAGTTGGAGCTACATACGCGGCATTCTCAACCGCTATCAGCGGGAAGGGCTAAGGTCAATGGTCGACGTGCAGCTTTCGGAGCAGCGCTTTGAAGAAAGCAAGGCGCGGCGCAGCAGGGGAAAGTCACAGGAGCCGGAGCGTCCGCAGGGCGGCGGCCTCGTCGATTTGAACGTGCCATACGGCGGCGCCAAAGGTCTTGTAAGTGGGTTTAACGGGAGGTGGTAACTGTGACGATTGCGGATGCCAATTATCTTCTCGGCATTGCCGAAGCAAATTTCAGCTATGCCTTCAAGAACATGGACCACGATCAAAAGGTGACACTTGTAAAAACATGGGCTTTCGGACTGCAAGATATCCCGGCGGATATCGTCATGCTCGCCTTTATGCAGCTCACCACAACGAGCAAATGGCTGCCGACTGTCGCAGAAATTCGGGAACAGATTCAAGAACTGTACTACCAAGCGAGAAAAAAACTTGATGATGAGGAGGACGCACGACGCCTTTACCGGATGGTCGGAGGAGAGCAGCCAAAAGAAGAAAACCCGAAAAGTATTGATCTGTGCCGATACATCGTGTCAAATACGGAGCATCTTTCGACAAAAGCAGGACCGGGACTTAAACTGAACAAGATCCTGAATATGACCGGCGGCTATTTGACGGCTATCGGAAGCGGCCAAATGGGATTTGCCGAGATCGAACAATGAAGCTATTTCAAGGAGGAACGGACATGACAGAGCAGGAAATCAGAGAAAGACAGCAGCGTGCCTACGAGAACCGGGACAGCATTTTGCCGCGCGACGTGCTCACCATGACATGCACAGATGCGGATGATAAACACGCCTATTTCCGGTTTCCGAGCGGTGAAACACTCACCATAAGTCAGGACAAGGCGTCGAGCTACACGGTCGGCAAGGTAAAGATCACCTGTGAAACCCAAGTCGTCAAAGCAAACGTCTATGGCTTGTTTGTGGATTATGGTTTTGCAGTGAGCGACACCGGCGATCACATCACGATCAACGGACCGGACGCGCAAAGCCTTGTCCGGACGGTGCGGCCGGTCAAAATTCAGAATCGGGACATCCCGCCGCTTTTGGAAGTGTTTTCCGCCATGCAGCAGGTCATGAGGACGGAGGAGATTCGCGAGTGGCAATACGGGAGAATGCTGAAAATTACGGCCAGCCTTTCCGGCGCTCCCGGCGGAGGCGGCCCGAAGGGGATTGACAGTCCGCTCTCCATCCTGGACGACATACAGAGAACGCAGATCGAGGAGTGCAGGGAGTATGCAAGATTCCTCCGCCGCGCACAGAAGATCCTGAACAGCATCGAGAGCCGCACCATGCGGGCTTTCGTAATGATGAAATACGTCATGAAGCTCTCTGATACAGAGATCCGGCAGGAGCTTAATTTGACGCGCAGGGGCTATGAACGGGCGCGCCGTGCCGTGCAGGACGCGCCTTGTATGGAGGCCGTGAAGTGGCAGGAAAACTATATTCTCGGCTGAATAACACTATAATTTGCGACGGGTGTGTTGAAATGACAAGGCCAATATGCTAAAATGATACCATCGCCAGAGGTAGAGAAAGACGGCGACTGAGCAAAAACCTGTTTTAAGGGGCTTCGGCCCCGTGCTGTGGACGGACAAGGAAACTTGGCCGTCCTTTTTTATCCCATCCGCCACGATGCGGAAGGGGATCAAGGCCGTCGTATTGCGACGGCCTTTTTTATTGGCGGGAGGCGAGAATGTGGCAGGCGGAATATACCTTGAAATTGACGCTTCAGAACTTGACGCGCAGATCGACCGCCTGAAAAGTGCGCTTACGCCCGCCCGCGTCAACCAGGTCATGTATGGCATCTTCCAGCGAACAGGCGGGCATGTCAGAAAAATCCTGAAAGAGGATTTGCCAAAGCAATACTACATCAAGCCGGGTGAGGTGGGGAAAGCCGTAGGCCGTGCGACCGTGACGAGCGGCGCAGGCGGAACAGGCTGCGTCATTCCCATTTCCGGGCCAAGGAAAAGCATTGGCGGCGGCTTTGGCGCAAGCGGCGGCGCTCACGGATGGGCGAGCCTGCGCAGGAGATACCGCGTCAAGGCACGCATTGTAAAATCCGGACAGAGCACCCTTCCGCAGCAGATGGACAGCTACGGCGGGCAAGCACCGTTCCGCAACCTGGGCTCAAAACTTGGCGGGCTAACCTTCACCAGAGCCGGGAAAGGCCGCTTCCCGATCCTGAAAGTGGTCGGCATTTCTGTAGCGCAGATGCCAACCAACCGAAGCGAAAGCGATGTTCAAGCTGATATCAAGGCTTACTTGGAAAAACGCATGGAGCATGAGCTCCAAAGACTGATAGGCGGTTAAGCATGGCTCAAAGCATGACCAAAAAAGAGCTCGCAAACATAGCGGGCTATACCTACCGGCGTCTTCACGATATCGACAGAAATTTGCCGGATAATAAAAAACTGTTCGTTGAGAGCGAGGGCGGGAAATACGACCTCGCTCTTTTTGTTCAGCGATGGGTGAAATACAACGTCGAGAACGAAGCGGGCGATGAGGACGACCTGGATCTTGTTAAGGCGCGGCATGAAGCCGTGAAAATGCAGAAAACCGAGTTGGAAGTTGACAAGATGCGAGGTCAGCTTGTTGATGTGCAGGATGTGCGTAAGCTGTGGGGCGATATTGCCGCAACTGTCACACAAAACCTGCTGCATCTGCCGACCACCTTAGCACCACAGCTGCGTATGATCGAAAATCAGGAAGTGATTTCTTCTGTGATTGACGAGGGAATCCGGCGCGTGCTAAACGAGATCGCCGATACTCCGCTGCCAGATTATGCGGCAGATCCGAGCGGCGATGAAGAAAGCGAGGAGGACGAGGAGTGAGCGCCTTATCGGAGCTGGCGCGGTACACGCTCGCCATGTTCCGGCCGCCGGCGACACAGACCGTTTCCGAGTGGGCTGACCAAAACCGTGTGCTGGTTTCTGAGAGCAGCGCAGAGCCGGGCGCGTGGCGCACAGATCGCGCGCCGTATCAACGCGAAATCATGGACGCCTTTACGCAGCCGGGCATTTGGCAGATCGTGATTATGGCAAGTGCCCAGGTCGGAAAGAGCGAAATCGAGCTGAACATGATGGGTTGCGCCATTGACAATGACCCAGGCCCGATGCTGTATATACAGCCTACCGACAAGGTCGCCGAGGACTACAGCAAACGGCGAATCGCACCGATGATCTCCGCCTGTCCGACGCTGCGCGATAAGGTATATAAGGCGCGCGGGCGCGACGCGGGGAACACCATCACGATGAAAACCTTTCCAGGCGGAAGCCTTGCCATCATCGGGGCCAACTCCCCGGCAGACCTTTCGTCAAAGCCCGTCCGCTATATTTTCATGGACGAGACGGACCGTTTTCCGCCCAGTGCAGGGACAGAGGGCGACCCGCAGGAATTGGCAGAGCGCCGTACCGAGACTTTCCGCCATAACAGAAAGATCGTCAAAACCAGCACGCCGACCATAAAGGGGAAAAGCAAGATTGAGACGGATTACATGAACGGGACACAAGAGGAATGGCACACGGAATGCCCTCATTGTCACACCTACAGCTTTATCCGCTTTCAGGACATCCATTTTGAGAAAGAGGATTACAAGAACGAGCGCGGCGACGAGGACTACCTCGTGAAGTCCGTAGCTTGGCGCTGCCCGGTATGCAAGCGCGATATCGGAGAATTTGAAGCTAAACGGCTGCCCGCGAAATGGGTAAGCAACAATCCGAAAGCCCTCAACAACGGGATCCGCAGCTTTCGACTGAACGCTTTCATGAGCCCGTGGAGCGATTGGAAAGATATCGTGTGGAAATTCCTCAAAGCCCACAAGGACGCTGAAAAGCTGAAAACTTTTTACAATACCATCCTGGGCGAAACGTGGGAGATCCGGGAGAGCAGCGGCCTCGCCGAAAAGCTGTATAACCGTCGCGAGCACTACGACGCCGAAGTGCCAACGGGTGTGCTTGTCCTGACGATGGGAATAGATACGCAGGATAACCGTCTGGAGTATGAGGTTGTCGGATGGGATCGCAGCGAACAGAGCTGGGGCATCAGCCGCGGCATTATTCCCGGCCGTGCAGATGCCCCCGGCGTATGGCAGGAAGTGGACGAACTGCTTGACCGTGAATGGAAGCTCGGAAACGGCATGAAAATGCGCATCCTTGCGACGTTCATAGATTCAGGCGGCCACTTCACACAGGACATATACAAGCAATGTGCGCGCCGAGCAAGCCGCCGGATATGGCCCATCAAGGGCGAGGGCGGCGAAGGAAAGCCCTACTGTCGCCCCATGAAGCGCAGCGGAGGCAAAAACGAAGGAACAAAGTTTGTCCTTGGCGTCGACGCCGGAAAAGAGGGCATCTTGTATGCCGCGAGCGCTACTGCAGAGAGCAAGGAGCCGGGGCCGACCATCATGCATTTTCCCATCGACCAGCGCGCAGGGTACGACATGGAATACTTCAAGGGCCTGATCTCCGAGCGCATGACCATCCACCGCAGGAGCGGCCAAAGCGTAATCGCGTGGGAAAAGATATACGAGCGCAACGAGCCGCTTGACTGCCGAAACTACGCGCGCGCAGCCTTCCGCTATTTCAATTGGAACTTTGAGAAGATCGAAAGAGCTCTGTCCGGAACTGAGGAGCCAGAAATCATCACAAAGACGGAAGAAACCAGACGGAAACAGCGCCGCATTGTGAGTCGGGGAATCCAGGTATAGAGGAGTTGATTGAATGAGCCTACTCGCAAGTGCTTTTTCCGTGACCGAGCTGACGGAAATGCTGACCGCATGGAAGGATTGCTACAAAGCATTGGCCACCGGGCAGGCAAAGTATTACCGCATCGGTACACGGGAATTTCAAGCTTTCGACCTGGACGCTGTTTTAAAGCAGATTCAGGACATTCAAAACGCCATTGACGAAAAGAACGGGACGAGCAAGCCGCGCGTGAAGCGCGTGGTATTCAGGGATTTGTAAGGAGCGTGATGGAGCATGAGCAGTAAAGACCCCACTTTCCGGGAGCGCGCCTTATTTCTGTTTAACCCCCAAAAAGGAAACGAAGCATACCGGGAGCGCATCAAGCGCGAACGGGAGCAGGAATCCACCGACAGCAAAAAAGCCGCGCCCCGTATGAGCTACGGAAGCCATGGGGCGAGCACAACGCTCAACAGCCTTGTTGGGTGGATTGTGGACGCGGGAAACGCGGAGGACAATATCGACCTGTTTTCCTCTACCCTGCGGCAGCGATCGCGTGACCTGTTTGCCGGCGGCGGCCTCGGCCGAAGCGGTCCGATGTCGCTCTCAACGTCCGTTGTCGGCTGGGGCATTCAGCCGAAACCAAAAATTGACGGAGATTATCTCGGTATGACGGACAAAGCGCGCGAGGAAGCCGAACGAAATATCCTGCGGGAGTTTCGCCTTTGGGCCGAC